ACACCCGCGGCTTCATATTTACCACCGTCGCCCGTGTAACCCCCCTCGGCAAATGATCCCGCGGCGGCCCTGGCTTGGGCACGGGCGGCAACCAATCCAGCGGCCAATGCGATTAATGTCGCGGCAATGGTGAATGGTGCGGCGGCCCCACCCTCGGCGGCGGCTTTTGAAATTGCCACGGCGGAATTGGCAACCAATTCAATGGCGGCCAATCCTTGTTGTGCGCGGACGAATTTCGCCTTTTGTTCGTTCAACTTTTGTAAACGGGTTTCTTCGATTTGTAACAACTCGGCGTTTCCCTTTTCTGCAATGGTTGCGGCGGCGTCCACACGCTTTTGTTGTGCTGAAATGGCCGCGTCGGTTTGGCGAATTTGTGCGTCAATCACCGCGTTGGCCAAATCCAATGTCGCCTTCAAAACGTCCTCGATTCCCTGGGTGATCGCTTGTTTGCGTTTTTCCGTTTCCTCTTTTGTTTTGTCGGTTTCGTCCTCCAATAATTTGATTGACCGATCGTGAAAATCGTTTTTGGTTTTTAAGATTTCCAAATCCGCTTGTTTTTCAATCAACGTTCGTTCCTCCAATGTCAATTCAGTATTTTTCAATTCCGCGTCCCGATCCGCTTCAATGGCTTTAATTCTTACGCCTTGTTCGTTGGTCAATGAATCTTGAATCAATTTCAAATTATCATTCAACTGTTGACGGATTCGGTTTTGTTCCTCGGTTCCACGGGCGTCGGCCAAATCTTTAATCAATTTCGACCTTTGCCCCTCCAATGTTTGGGTGTTTTGTTCCACCAATGTCAATTGGCGTTCCAATTCAACCGCTGCAATTTGGTCCAATGTCGCCAACCTCTTTTTTTCCGCGTCCTCTTTAATCTTTGAAATTGCGTTTTCGGTTTCTGCGGCTAAAATTTCCAATCCGTTTTTTCTTAATTGGCCAAATTGTAACGCGATCGCGGTCGTGAATGTTCCCTCCGCTTTTGAATCCTCAATCCTTTGGGCGATCTCTTGTTCAAAAATTTCACGTTGTTTTTGCCCTATTTTTTGCGCTTGGTCCACCGCTTGTTCGACATTTTTCGGATCCGCCAACAATGCGGGTTGGAATTTCAATTCGAGGACTTGTTTATCGATTTCGCGTTGTAACGAAAATTTCAATTTGTCCTGGGCCTCTTTTAATTTTTCGGCGGTTTTGGCGGACGATTCACTTGTAAATGTTCGCGTCGTTCCTTTTGCGTTTGCGCCGACAATATACGCGGCGTCAACGGCGGCGATTCCGCGTGTCGTGGCTTCGTATTGATCTAAAAAAAATTGGTAACTCGAAACCGCGGATCCCGTTTCCTCCTCAATCTTTGCCAATGCGTCGGTTTCACTTTGGGATAATTGTAAAAACGGATTATCAACATTTGATATTGACGTTGTAATGTTGTTCAAATTATTCAACGCCCCCGCCGCTTGTTTTTCGGCTTCGCTTAATCCGTATGGATTATCCGCCAATTCTTTGGTGGCCTTTTTATTTCCCGAAATTAACCCGTCAACCAATTTTTTGTTTTCAGCGGATAAACCCGCATAGATTTTTTTAGCGGATTCCGATCCCGCGCCTAACGACTTGGCCAAACCCGCGTATGAATTTTCCAAAAACTGTTGTGCGCGAATTTGTTTAGCGATCAAATCGGTGATCACCTGGGTTTTTGCCTCTGCGGCCGCTTTGTTTCGTATTTGAGTAATCAAATTTTGATACGCAATGTCCAATTGTTCAACAAATTCCTTTTCGTTTTTCAAATTGGTCAATGTCGTCCCATACTTCGAATTGATTTCATTGATCAACTGCGAACGTTCCGCCGTTCCCGCGTTGGTATTGCGTAACGCGTTAAATAAACCGTCCAATTCAACTTGTTCGTCGGCGATTTTTTTGTTCATGATTTCCGTAAAATCCGCGACCGCTTGTTGTTCCAACGACAATTGTTGTGTGGCCGCGGCCGCGTCCTCCGCCCCAAAAATCAAATCGGGAAATAATGCCAACAATGTAGTCACCGCACCAATCACCAATCCGATCGGATTCGCTTTCATTGCCCCATTCAACGCCGCTTGGGCCGCCGTTGCGCCACGCGTTACCACCGCTTGGGCCGACGTGGCCCCCGTCAATACGTTCGTGGCCGTTGCCGCCGCCCGTGTGAAAAACGCCTTGGCTTTGGTGATTGCCAATCCTAATTGTTCACGGATCAACAACAACTTGAAACGGGCTTCATAAAGTATTTCGGCTTGTAATGCGGCTTTTCTTTGGCCAACATAAAACGCCACAACACCCGCCAACAACAATAATGTTCTGCGGTTTTCTTCGACAAACGCGGGGATTGCTCTCAATCCGTCAATCACGTCAAACGCAACGCCCACCAACGATTCGAAAACGGGCAATAAACCCTGGCCAATGGATCGTTTTAACTCGGTAAAATTCCCCTCCAATGTGGACAAACGACCCGTGGTTGATTGCGACAACTTATCGGTCAAACCAAAAAACCGTCCACCCTCGGACGTTAATGATTGGAATCCCTTTTCGAGATTGGCGAATGAAATTTTTCCTTCGGATCCTAATTTTTTGACCTCCTTTTCGGACACGCCCAATTGTTTGGCGAATTCACCAATGATTGGGACACCCGCCTCCGTCAATTGGTTAATGTCCTCGGCGAATAATGTCCCTTGAACACGCGCCTTTCCATAAATAACCGCTAATTCATTAAAATCTTTGCCCGTTGCCGACGATACGTCACCAATCCGTCCCAATGTCGTGGTCAATTGGTCCACGGGTTCACCGAACGCCAACAACGCTTTCCCCGCCTGGTTAACTTGTTCGGGGGTGAACGGTGTCTTAATGGAAAATTCCTCCAATTCCTTGAATGTTTTCTTGGCTTTGTCCGCGGAACCCAAAAACGTTTCCAATGAAATTTGAACGTTCTCATAATCCGCAACCGCCTGGATTGCTCCCTTACCGAAATCGATTGCAGCGGCTGCGACTGAAATACCACCAAACGCGGCGGCGGCTCCCGCCAATGTTTTCTTCAATCCCGAAACTGCGGATTCCGTTTGTTTGGTTGCGGTTCCAACGTTGGTTATTCCCGTTTTGATTGCGTCCAATTCGCGACGCATTTGTGACGTGTCGGCTTGTAACTTGAACAATATATTTTTAACCTCTGCCATGGTTTGGTGTTTTATTTATTTTTTTCCATTGCTTCATTCCGTTCGTCCACGATCTTGAAAAATGTTGAAATCGTTTGATAATATTCGTCAATTGACAACGATTCCAACGCTTTCATTTCGGTCACTCGGTTTTCACAAATTATTTGATTAACATATTGGATTTCGTCAATATATCGCCCGATTTCAATCGTTGCAAAATTTGACGAAACCGTTCGTTTGCGGGGACGTTCGCTCTCAAATATTCGTGAATATCGTTGTCGGACATTTCGGAATATTTGGTTGTGTGTACGAACGCCCTTTGGATAAAAAAATCGGACGCCTCCGAATTGGATTTGATCCGTTCAATTTTTATTTGTTTCCAAACGTCCGAAAATTCGGTTTCATCCTCCCCTTTTATTACGAAATAACACGCGGCCAATTCGATCATGGTTTGTTCTTCGCCAATAAATTCCAAACGGAATTCCATTTCAGCCAACAAATGGAACATTTCGACAATGTTTCCACCATTGGCGGATTTCTTCATGGCCTCGATAATTGTACTCAATTGGTCTTTGGTCATGTTCATTTCGACGAACCTGGTTGCAACCTCTGCGGAAATTGCGCGTTTCGCGGGAATGGTCATTGGGTTGTGATATTCGAACCATTCGGTCCCGTCGGCCTCGGTAAATACTTTTTTCAATGGGATTTTGGATCCCGTCACATGTTGTTGGGATTGTTCAACATGCGGTTGTTGTCGTTTGAACCATTTCATTTTGTTGTTCTTTGGGTTTGCTTATTTAATTTCCCCAAAAATACGTCAAAAATCATTTCATAAAACGAATGAAATCGTTGTGGAATGTCCACAGATAATAACGAAAACAATCCAACAAATGGGTCAACGAGGCGTCGCGGCCTTTGTCAATGTCCCCATTGGCCGTTGTTTCGACGTTCTGCAAATCATGAATAAGAAATTGACAACTCGAATCAATAATTAAATTGGGGTGTTTTTCCAACATTGAATTGAGCAATACCCGCGAATTCTTAATTGACGGGTTCACGCTTGGAACTTTGAACGCGGATTTGGGGATCCCCAATTCGTCGCGAATAATCATGTAATAATTCAACGCGCCCTTGGTCATGGCGGAACGGTTGGCCCCCGACGCGTCACCCGTGATAATAAAAAATTTGTCCCCAAACGCCACACGAATCGTTTCGCACAATTGGAAAATGTCCGAATTCCTCAATCTGAATTCCCGAATGATTCGGATTTTATCGTTGTATGATTGCCCCGCAATACACGTAATCGGATCGACGTTGAAATCGAACGACAAAATGATTGGTTCCTTTGGGTTGATTTCCACGTTTGGTTTGACTGTCTTGAACTTGTTGAACGCATAAGCGAACGGGCGGTCCACGTCAATCACGTCCCAATCCCCATTGACGAACACCGCGCGGGTCATTTCGTCCAAATTTTCCATGGCGGCCAAATACTCGGTCGGTAATGTTGGATTGTCAATCATTAACGCGCGTTTGTAGAAATAAGACGTTGGCAATGTTCCCGCCATTGCGGGTTCATGGAATTCGGTTTTGGTCCACGTCTGCGACGGATTGCATGTCAATAAAATTAAACGGGGCGGTTGGTTTGGTATAATGTGACGGCCAACCCTCAATTTGCATTTTTCAAAGGTCTTTTTTTGAACTTCCTGGGCTTCCTCAATTAAGAAAAAATTCGTTTCCAATCCGTCAAATCGCGTCAAATCTTTGTCCATGTTGTAATTTTCGGGGAAAAACTCCAGGGTTGAACCATTTACGAACGTGACAATGTGGTCCGTTTGGTGATAAGAGCGGATAAATGACTTCGGGCATAACTTGAAAAACGTTGGAATGGTGGTCCGCTTTAACGACGGCAACGATTCGCGTATCACGTGTGACTTGGAATTGGGGAAAATCTTGGCCAACAATATCAATGTGGCCAATGACACATAAGATTTCCCGCCACCCGCCGCGCCGCCATACAACAATGATTCATAACCTCCGCCGAAAACGGCCTCCATGAATTCTAATTGTTTGGGGTGCGGTTCAAATTTGACCATGGATCAATGGGGCCAAAATTTAGATTCGGTAATTTGGGAACAAATAATGGCACGTCTGCGGTTCGAAAAAAACTTTTGAACCTTTGTCCATTCGTCACGTAAGCAAATCAATTCTTTTTTTAACCCCTGGGTTTCAATGTCGTGATACACTTGGGACAATTTGCGATTGATCCATTTTTCCGCTGCATTAACGGAACCCGTGTCGTCGATTAATGACTGAATAATCATTTGCATTTCGGATTCGGATACGGTTGCCAAAACGGGTTGTTTGGTTGTTGTCATGTATTAAAACAATGTCAATTGTGGTTGAATACTTATTTGTTTTTGCGGTAATGGAATTTCACCGATTGCCATTAAAACACCGTCAAAACGACCATTATAATTTGACGTCTGCATTGCCTTGACCAATTCGAACTTGGCAAGGTCAACGGCTTGTTTTTGGTTTTCGCTGACGTCTTGGTCACTCCAATTAATGGGGGCGCAAATGGTGACGTTTGAACCGTGAATTGTATATGAATGTTTCCAACCGTGTTTGTTTTTCGCCACCTGGTATGAAACCAAAATGTTGTCGGCTTTGAAAAACATTCCGTCGGCATTGGTGCAATCGCCTTTGTCGTCCCAAATGAATTTACTCATGTTGTTATTGTTGTTTTGCAAGGGATAAAGGAATCGAACCTTTGTCCTTTGGTTTGCTGCTTTCGCCAACCAACGCGCTACCATTGCGCCAATCCCCTATTTTCTAATTCAAATCGATTCGCGAATCTAATTCACGGAACACGTCGAACCAAAAATGAATGTCATTCGCGTCGAATAGGTCGTCCATTGATTCCCCGCCCTTGAATGTGAACCCTTGTTCCAATTCGTTAATTTTCTTTCGGGCATGTTTCAACGCGCCATTCAAACCATTGTGTTGTTCGATTAGGTCGGCAATGTATTCGTCAAATTGTTCGTTTGTCATACTATGCAAATTTGATTGTTTGGTTTCCAATCTTAAATGTTTGTTCCTCGGTTGTTATGTCAATCACGGTGTTGTCGTTCCAATTCACGGGGTCGGTGTTTTTCAGCGCGAAAATAACCGCGGTGGCATTCGGTCCAATGAATCGGTTTTTTTTCTTTACTCGGCGACCCGATAATTGTCCCGTCTTGGAATACAGTTCCTCCGTTTCGGATTCCTCAATCCAATATCCCGTAATTAATCGGGTCAATCCGTCTAACGCCTTTTCGCGAATCCCCTCTTTTCCGATTTTCCCGTGGGTTCCCTTGGCTTTTTTGTAACGGTCGGAAATGTCGGAATCCAGGTTCGCCCAATTCCAAAACGTTCGAACGGTGATTCCGTTTTCGCCACAACACG